CGACCGCGCCTGAAGTTCATCGGATGTCGTCTCTGCCATAGGCATCACCTTTTCGCCTTGCCGCGTTTCGCGGCACGTTTGCGGCCCTTGGCAGCGAACTGGGCCATCTTCTTGAAGCGGCCGCCGCCGCCGGGTTTCATGGATGCCTTAGCCATCATCTCTTTCCCTTTCTCGCCTTTTTGCCCTTGCCCTTGCGCTTGGGCTTGCTCTTCTTGCGCGCCTCCTGCATCATCCCGGCCATGTCCATCATTTCCTCGTTGCGCATCATGTGGCCGCCGGGCATCTTGTGCTTCGTGTGCCCACTTGGGTAGCCGTGCTTAGCCATCGTTCGTCTCCCTCGCTTCGTAGTCGGCGTTGTCTACCCTGGGGTATGACCGGAATGAGCCGAGAATGCGCCCGGTCTTCTCGTACCACTTCTCCGGCTTCTCGGCCGGCCCCTTGCGTTTCCATGGCATCTCGGGCATGGTGAAGACGTAGCGATGCCCGCGCTCGAACTGGCGTTCGTCGTCTACTTCCACAACAACTACCTCCCCGGTCCCGCCACGGCGGCCGTACTTCTTGTCGATGGAACGCGCTAGACCAGGATCGCGTGTCGTGAATGCGCCACTCGATCCGAACTTCATGAAACGGCCTTCGCCGCCAATGCCAATAACATCCTTCGTGGTGGCCTTGACGACCTCCCACATCTTGGCGCGTGTTACTTTACCGACTGTCCCTTTTCTGGGCATTCAACCATTCCTGTACGATGCTGTAGACGATCTTAGCTGCCTTGGTGCGGCTGTCCACCGTTTCACCAGCGACGTGATGGGTGACAAGCATCCCCGCCCTGCGCAAGAGATTGTAGTCAGCGGCGCCGTTCTCCTCGCCCGATACGACATCAACGGCAATGCGCACGTCGGGCCTCAGCTTGGCGAAAGCAACCAGATCGCGTTCCACTATGATATCACCTCTTGCGGTATTTATCAATATGGATTGCGGTTTCATCCTCTTGAGTAAGCCGCCATTGATGATGCTGCGCGTCTCCTGCGTCGAGGCGCAGCACACGATCACGGCGTCACAAGTCGCAAAGATCTGCTTCAACGTGCGCCGTCCAGGAGCATCGACGTAAGGATCGTAGTAGAACACATCTGCGCCGAACAGGGTGCAATAGGACGTAAGCTTCCGTCCGATCCGTCCACGCCCGATGAGGCCGACACGCTTGCCGTCAAGTTCTCTCGCCGGCGGCCTGCGCAGGCGCTCCAGCAGCAACAGGAAGGTGAATTCGGAAGGAGCAGTGATCTTCTCTAGGTCTTCACGTCGATCCGCCAGAGACCGGAATGCGATGCCGCGCTCTTGCAATATGTCAAGTTTGACATGACTGATGCCAATCGAGGGTGTCACCAAGAGCTTCAGCGCCGGAAAGTGGTCCAGTGCGTCCTCTTCCACGATGAAGCCTTGTTTGGGATTCACGACCCAGATCGAGACATCTTCGCCGCGCGGCAGGTTCTTGCGGTCCCAAACTTCAAGCCAGCGGCAGTTGATCAGCGCATCGAAGTCACGCACGATCCAATGACTGAAGTCAACCGGAGCGGTGAACAGTAGCTTCATACAATGTTCTCCTGTCTATCTGATCTACTGAGGTCAGGCCGAGCAGCGCCATCGATGTTTCGAGTTCTCGCTTCAAGATACCGATGGCCAATTCAACGCCCTTCTGTCCGTTGACGAGTAGTCCATAGAGGTAGGGCCGCCCAATCAGGACTGCTGACGCCCCAAGGGCCACGGCCTTGATGATGTCCGTCCCTCTGCGGATGCCGCCATCCACGATAATGGGCAGCGACGTGGCCGCGACGATCTCCGGTAGTACATCGATTGCAGACGGTAATCCGTCAAGACTGCGCCCCCCATGATTGGAAACAATGACGCCGGATACACCGTGGTCTTGGGCGCAAATCGCGTCGTCTGGTCTAAGAACGCCCTTGATCCACACCGGGACGTTTACGGCTTTGCAGATGTGCTCTAGGTCTTGCCATGTGAAGTCCGGCGCCAAGCGCGGGTGGTATATTCCCCCGCGGGCCGGGTTCTTGACTCCGAATAGATGCGGTGGTTTCACCCACCTCGGAAGTTTGATGTGTCTCCACGCATCACGAAGACCGTGAACGGGCTGATCTACGGACACCACGATTGCTTTGGCGCCAGCGCGCAGGGCGCGGTCTAGGAGACGATCCGTGAAGTCTCTGTCCGATTGTGGGTACAGTTGGAACCATAGATCGCATCCCGTGCCCGCCACCATCTCGATGGGAATCGACGACATGGTACTCAAGATCGTCGTCACGCTGCTATTGTGAGCTGCCCGTCCGACGCCGATCTCGCCAGACCAATGAACAAGTATACCTGCCCCGGTAGGGGCAAGTAGGATAGGCAATGCGTGGCGCTCTCCAAGAATTGTGGTCGAAGTATCTACACGCGACACGTCCACACATGCCCTGGGAAGCAGTCGGATTTCCTCCAGGGCGCTGATGTTTCTGTGAAGCGTCCACTGATCGCCTGCCCCAGTGAATATGAATGCGCGCTGTCGTTTACTGGCTCGCTTGTAGGCCAGCCGCTCCAGTTCCGGTATACTCCCAGGCTTAGACAATGGCAACCCTCGATAGTGGTCTCCCAATCTCGACCAACGTCTTGAGCTCCTCGGGGCTGGCGCTGAATGGATTATCGCGCACCGATGTCGGAACCTTGTTGAGTGTGAAGTGCTTCTCGATGTAGCGTGCCCCGCGCGCAACAGCCAGCAGGCAAGTTTCGATGCCGTGGGTGTGGTCGCTGTAGCCGTAGTAGCGATGGAACGACGGGGGCATGCCCTCGACCTTCAGCGTCGGATACTGGTCCGTGGTGAAGATCCAGCGCACATTGTGCCGCCACGGACGCCCGTGGTCAATGGGGGTCGTGACCGAGACGAACGTCTCCGCACCGCCCAGAAGCACCTTCTCGACGAGTGGATCGTCAGCCATCTGGTGGGCGATCTTGAAGCGCTTCATCCCGACCGACTGGGCAATGTCCAGTCCCGCCTCACTCCAGATCGAGGCCATGAACTCGATCCCGATGAGACGGCAGTAGTCTGCCACCGCCCCGGCGAACTCATAGGAGACGTGGCGCACGGGGTCGTCTTTGGGCCAGCCCAGTTGCATCTTGAAGATGTCCGCCCCCGCCCACTTCGCCAAGCGGGCCATCTCACAGGCCAGGGCGGGGCTTCCCTCGTGCATCGAACCAATCTCGGCCACAAAGCGTATCATTCTTGATTCTCCAGTTCTTCATAGTCGTGGGGCAATTCTCGCATCGGCAGCACCTCGACTGGTCTGCGCTCCTGCGCCGCCTCCAGGCATCTGGGACACGGGGCGATGAAAACGAGGTTCTGTCTACGCCGCGGAGACTTGGCCACAATAACATCTTTACACAGGCCGTGGTGACACACGCTACAGCGAATCTCAAAGAACACCTTGCCCGTGAGATGGGGCGTCTCCCTTTCTCCGTCTTTGTTCTTCGCGTCAGGTCCGTAGTAGACGCCGCGGATCTTCATGCCGTCATCTCTGTCTCATCAGTGCTTCGGAAAGAATGAAATCGACCTCGGTGTCGATATTCACCGACCTTTCTGGCGGCATGAGCCAGGGGCGGCTATTCTCGTGCCCGAACAGCCGGCCGTTGGGTCCCATTAGGGAGCCACGCCGAACACAGTAGATCGATCCGTTGCGGATGTACGCCTTCGGCTCCAGCAAGCGCCTTTGCCCGTGTTGCGGTTCGGGCACACAGAAGTCCACGATCTTGCCGTTGACCAGTTTCTTCACGCGCGCCGGGTGATGGTCCTCAAGCACCGTCATGCCGATCACGCTGTCGGCGGCCAATATCTGGAGTTTCTCGACTGCGCCATCGATATCCTCAACCGTCTTGAATGGATTGGTCACGCGCAGCTCGACGACGATGGAGCATTCGCGTCCAAGTCGCGTCTCTATCTCGCCCACGGCATGCCGCAGCGCATCGAGCGAGGGCGTGTTGTCCTGCGCCAGTTCCGGAGGCCGCAAGATAACGTCGCATCCACTCTCCAGAGCCAATTGCATCGCAAACTCGTCGTCCGTGCTCACCACGATGCGGTCGATGTACTGCGACGCCTTGGCCTCATCAATGGTATACATGATGAGTGGCCTTCCCAGGAGTGGGCGCACGTTCTTTCCTGGCACGCCCTTCGATCCGGCGCGCGCCAAGACGACTCCTAGAACAAATGTATCACTCAGCGCGTCACGAAATACAAGATCACGAGCAGCACGAGGGATGTCAACATCAACGCTATCCATGCCAGGTATATCTCCTTCCATGTATCGAATGGGTGATCGTCGTGCAGGTCTTTCTTCATTTCGTCGCCACCGCAATCAGCGGCGTCAACCGCGTGGTCTCGTCCTGTTCGTTGTTGAGTGTCCAATCAAAGAGTTGGACCCGTCCAAATGAAAGGGATAACGCATCGCGGAACTCGCGCGCTGTCCATTCTCTCTCGTGGAGCCAGTTCCGGCGCAGGTCGGCGTGGGCGTTGCGGGCCGACACGAAGAGATGACCCCCGTTTACGAGATTGAGGGCGATGTTCGCAAGCGCTGCCTGCCACTCCACGATGTGCTCCAGCGCCTCGATCATCACCGCTGCCTGGAACAGGGTGTTGCTCCGCCACGTGCGGGCGTCTCCGTGTATCCATTGTATATTCGCGGCCTTGAGATGCTTCTTGGCGAAATCCACCGCCTCGGGGTTCTCTTCGATAGCCGCGATGTGCCGCGCAAAAGGCGTGAACTGGAGTGTACCAAATCCGGTACCAAATCCGATCTCCAGCACACGTGCGTCCGCGAGATGAGGCGCGATGGTCTCGTAGAGATCCATCTGCGGACTCATGAAGTACCGGAAACGTCGCCAAAGAATGTCAGCCATCGGCCCTCCGCGCACTATTCCCTTGAAACGACATCGCGCCCGTAAAGTTGCGAGACACGACCACGAAGCCCTCTGCCGGTTCAAGCGCCCACTCGCCCGTCGCCTGGTTGTACCAGCGGACGAAGCTCGCCTTGTCCTTGTGCGCCACGTGGTCCGTGATAGCGCCGTCGAAGCGCGCGCCCCAGAAGTCGGCGTAGCGCACGTCGCAGAACGTCATGTCTGTCCCGAAGAACTGCGCGCTCTCGGCCATCGCGTGCCGCAGCCACACCCGCCACATCTTGGCATCCAGGAAGCTGGCGGCCTTCATGTAGGCCATACTCATGTCGGAGCCGGATAGATCGGCGTCCTCAAACTTCGCCAGACGCAGGCAGGAACGCGAGAAGTCGCACTTGATGAGTGTTGCACCGGTAAAGTCTGCCCCCTCGCAGTCCGCGCCCCTGAAGTTGGCGTTGGTCAGGTTCATGCCCCGCAAGTTCGCACCGCGCAAGTCCGCCCTGCGTAGATCCGCACCCACCAGCAATGCGTGCGCGGCGACCATGTTCTTGGGATCGAGGCGGTCATTCTGTAGACGGGCAATGATCTCCAGGTAATGCCGGTTGTGTTCTGCGCGCCAGCGCGCTAGCCACTCCTGCTCGCTCTCGCCTTGCGGACCCTTACCGCGGTTCGTGATCGCTTCTACGACCGCGCGGTGATGTCCCAGGGTCGGGAAGCCGTTCTTGTCGTACTGGCAGTCGCCGATCTCAATTCGCATGGATCAACACCATCTTTTCTTTGGGAAGTTTTCCCATCTTGTGCGTCATAGTCGCCCACACAAAGTCCACACCATCGGTCCCTTCGGGCACATTCTTCCGTATGATCTCTTCGGTGAATTGCAGAGTGCAGACGTACTGCGATCCTCGATAGCAATGAATGCGCACACATTGGTCGAGAACCCCCACGCGTTCTGTCCAACACACCAATCCGTTTAGGAACCACGGGTTGCGCGGTCCCAGCGTCGTATTGCGATACGGCGCGTGGTCAGACGCCCCACACCCAATACATGGCTTTCCATCATTAGAAAAGCGCCCACAGTATGCGCAGTGTTTACTCATTTTCTATCTTCTCCCTTGCCGCGTTCTCTTGGAACGTGATCGTGCCCAGCGCGCTTTCAGTCATCTTGGGCCACCCAGGAACTGGCTCGTAAGACGCCGGCCCGCCATGCGGGTTACTCCACCAGATGTACGTCGCCTTGCTGGCATTGCGCATGAGTTCGGTAGTCGTGCCGTCGAACTTGGCCCCAAGAAACTCCGCGAATGCCACATCCGCCAAGGTCATGTCGCAGTTCACGAAGAGGCTGTTCTTGGCGTTGGCCCGCCGCCAGATCGACGCCGCCAGCATGCAACCACGAAACAACACGCCCTTTAGGTAGGCCATACTCAGGTCTGCACCCGTCAGATCGCATTCCTGGAACTCCGCCAGATAGAGATTGGCGCGGCTGAAGTCCGTCTTGTGGAAGCTGCACTGAATGAAGATCGCCCGCGAGATGTCAGCCGCCCGCAGGTTGGCGTTGTCGAAGTGCACGCCGACGAAGCGCTTGCCCTTGAGAGAACAGCGTTCAAGATTGGCGCCCGTAAGCGAAGCCCTGCGCGCAATGTCAAAGCGTGTCGTCATTCGCAATTCCCGCACTGGAACTTGCCCGGCCGGACAACCGACATCGCGTCCTTGCCGCACGTCGGGCACGTCTTCGAGATCGTCTGATACCCATCGCTGATCACCACGTCGTCCCGGTCAACGGTATATGGCGGGAACAAACAGGCATCGCACAGCGTCTTGATCCAGTACTCGCCGCGCGCCCTGCCGGGTTGGCCGCAGATCTCGCACGTTTTCTGTGAATCCACCTCGGCCCAATGGATCAAGTTGTTCACCCACTGCGGCGCGCTGCCGATGTAGAAGCGCAGCGCGCCGTACTTCTCCTTCACCTGGTAGATCCATGTGCCGGTTTTCAGGCATGCTTGGAAGCACTTCTCAACCAGCTCTCCCCACCCCGGCAGCACACACCCCTGGACCTGTTTCAGAGACCACGACTTGCCCAGAACTGCCGCAGGAACCCGGCGACGGAGACGCAGGAACCAGATGTGCGGGCGTGACTGGTACCAGTGCCAGAGAAGCGTGTTCATACATCGCCTCGGCCGACCATCGCGGCGATCTCGTCGATGGCCGATTGCGCGTCATCGCGTGCGCGGTTGATCCGCGCGTCCTTGGCGGTCTTCTCGTCGAACTGCCCGGCGATAACCTTGCCTCGATCCGCAATGGCCTGTTGCAGTTTGTCCGCATCGCCAAATGTCGGCAACTTGATCGTAGTCGTGGCGTGACCCGGTTCGCGTCGTTCGCCGTAGCTGCCGTCGTTCTCGACGGCGTGCATCCAGTCCCACGCCTCTTGCAGGCGTCCCTCTAGTTTGACGGCTGCCCCTTCCAGTTTCTTGATCTGGTCTTCGTTCTCCTCCATCATGCTCTGGAGTTCGCGGATGCGCCACTGTAGGGCGCTTAGGGAAATACCCTCGTTATTCATCGATCCACTCCCATCTCCACCCAAAGAACACACGATACCAGAAACGACGCCATAATCTCGGCCTTGTCTCAAAACAGATAACAATCTCGTCCGTACCGAATGGCGTCAACTTCCATGGGCGCGGTGTCACGGTGCCAGCCCATGTTTCATATGCGTTCATGTTTTCTCCTGCGTTCATGTTTTCTCCCTCATGTTGCGAGATACACGGCCGGCGTTCTCCTGGCGCGTGTAGCGGCCCATGGCCGACTCTTCCAAGACCTCACACCCCGGAAACGGGATGTACGACGGCCTGCCGCCCAGCGGGCTCAGGAACCAGCGGAACGTGGCCCAGCGGATGTTCTGTAGCCCGTCCGTGCGCGCTCCGTCGAAGACCGCGCCCAGCATCTCGGCGCCCAGGATGTCCGCACCACGCAGATCGGCGTCGAAGAACAGGGCATTCTTGCACGTGGCACGCTTCAGAACCGTGTGCCACATGCGCGCCCTGGTGAAGTTTGCCGCCCGAAGGTAGCTCATCGACAGATCGGCGAGAGACAAATCGGCTCCCTCGAAGTCGCACAGATGCAAGCACGCCCTGGACAGATCAGCCCCGACGAGAATCGCACCCCGTAAGCTTGACCCGGACAGATCACACCCGCGCAGGCTTGCGCCGGTTAGGTTTACGTTGTCCAGGTTCTTTCCGCGCAGGTCCGCCCTTTCCAGCGTCGCCCCCACCAGGCAGTACGACCGGATGATCTGCTCCTGGGTCTCCGCGGGCGGAAAGTTCGTCGATGAACTCTTGGGACTCATTAGAATAGACAGCTTTCCTTGTTTTATCCACTCTTTCCTCGTAGCCGGGTCCAGCTGGAGTCTTCCGGTCATGCAATGCCTCCTGAATCTTCTCTACACTCCCCAAGACGGGCAACTGCTCTGGGTACTCGATAGGGGGGTACTTCTCCGCCAGCACGATCCAGTCCCGGATCTCTTCGAGTCGGCCGTCGATCTTGTACAACTGAATGGACACATTCGCGAGATCGGCCTGCGATTGCGGCGACGGGTTGTCCTGGTGGGCCTTCTTCACCGGGTTCACGGTCGATTTGACGAACCCCTTGCGATAAGCCTCCAGGATGCGCAAACGCTGGCGGTAAGCTTGAGCAGACATTCCGTACCTCCTGAGTCGTTCCTCGAATCGGTCTTCCATTTCCTTGCCGAGTTCCACGTCTTCGCGCAACGCGTCGTAGGCGCCGTGATCCAGCCAGATCGTCGTCGCGTGCGCACTGTGGACGGACGCATCCAGCCATACTTTGTATCCGAGTTTGCGGGCAATCAGATAGAAGCGCACGTCTGGCCCAAACGTCTCGCCGGGACTTGCCCACGGCACTTGCCCCGCCGAGAATAAGGGGTCTCCGTTGGGCATGTTGGCGGCCACGTCCTCGATGACCTTGCGCGACATGAACGCAATGCCCCAGCCGCCCGAGCCGATCTCGTGCAGCCCTTCCCTGGGCGGATCAAACATCGGCAGAAGGGGCCAGCCCTCATCCAGCTCCAGGATGGCGCTCTCCATGGGGGATGTCTTGCGCTTGTAGTAGTGACCGCAGACGATATCCAAACCATGCGAGCGCAACCGTTCCAGGGCGTCCTTCTGGTGCTTCATGTCGGCGTCCAGCAACAGCATGGCGTCGAACGGCTCACCCAGGAACATGCGGGCGTGCTCCTCACGCGCCACGTAGCCCTGGGTGTCATACCTGGGGTACAAAGCATCGCCGTCACTTCGCTCCATCTCGAAGCATGTCATCAGTCCAGAGACATACTGTTGGGAGGAACTCGTGACGGCGATGTAAGTGCGCATCTGTGGTCCTATTTGATTGGCGCTTGCCCGACTCTTAGGTCAGGCGACCAAGCGTCTTGCTCTTGACGGCCCGGTACTTCAGGATGTCCCCGGCGGTTGACGTACAGATGGCGATGCGCGGGATCGAGCCATGCCACATGATGAACAACTGGCCCTTGGTGTAGCCGGTTGTCGCCTTGGTCGTGGGCACACCCGAGAAGACCAAGCCGCGCTGCGTCCCCGCAATCGTCAGGTTGGCGCTGGTAACCGCAAGCGCGCCAGCAGACGAGATGGAGAAGATCTCGGACTCGGAACTGTTCCGAAGAACCAGGAACTTCCCGGACTGTCCAGACGCACCCGTGATGGTCAGGATGTCGGTCGCGGCCGTGACTTGCTTGATCTCGCTTTCGCCGTTCAACGGAACGGCCAAACCTCGGTAGGTCTTATTTCCTGCGGCCATTGCAATCTCCTGCTAGAGTCTATGCTCTAAAGTGGGCGGCGACTCATTTCGCGATGATGTCGTGCGCAGGCGCTGATGTGATCCAGAAGCCTACCGCCCACTCGCTAAGTCGTGCTTATGCGTCACCCTGGCTTGACACTTCGGCGCGCATGATGCGGCTCTGAACCAGGATGCCGAACCCGCCATACCACTTGTACCCGAGGCTGATGAACTGATCCACCAACCCGTCCCGTCTCGGGCCAACGATCTGGCCGTACTCGCCTACGGACGTGGCGTAGATCTTCGCCAGTGATTCGGGTCCGCCAAAGACGATGGTGTACACCGTGTCGTCGTTGGTGACGCGGGATCCCGCGGCATGCGGGAAGCGGAACCCGCCGTTGTCGGCTTCACCGAGAATGGTCACGGTCGAACCGGTGTGACCCACGTACAACACGCGCTCCGCTTCCGGTTGGTGCGTGTTGCCGCTCTCGGCGGTCGTGTTCATCGACAGCCAACCCTGCCCGAAGGTCGTCAGGTTGGTGACGGCCGCAACGTTCATGCTCGTCGCCAGGGCGTTCACTGCGGTTTGCAGCGTCGTTTCGACCGCTGCCGCGTTGGCTGCGCCAGCCCCGCCGAAGACCTTGGCCCACGGCGAGATCACGAGGCGGAACTTGCCCAGTGCACCCAACTCGCTGTTCAGGATGATGTCCGCCTTCTGGTACTGGGCGATGGACACAACGTTCCCGCCCTGGCGGATGTCACCGTAAACGTACGGATGGGTGTACGCACCCCAGGTAGCTCCAGGGCCATTGGCGAAGCCACTGTAGCCCGGCACCTTCAGGGTCTCGATGCGCGAGGCGATGCTGTTGAACATGATGTCGTCCGCGCGGTGCCCGGAAGTGCCGGCGTCCAGCGTGCTTCTCGCAGCGACCTTGGTCGTGCCGCCACGCCAGAAGTTGGATCCTTGCGTCGCAGCGTCGCGCGCCAAGACCTCGACGGCTTCCATCATGCCCCGCCCAACTTTGCTGTACATCTTCGCGCCGTAGTTGGTGTAGGCCTGGATCAGGATCAACTCAGAGGCCTGCAACGCATCGGCGCGGCTGGTCGGTGTGAGGGATGCGGTCGCATCGCGTAGCGCCTGCGGCGTGATGTCCACGACCTCGGAAATGGCTGAGGTCGCCACGCGCATCTCGCTCAGGAACTCAACCTGAACACTGGTACCGCGTTGCAACTCTTCGAGGTTCTTCCCAATGGGAGACGCAAGCTGGTCGTAGAAACGCACCATCTGTGCGCCTTCCAGGTAGTCCTCGACGTACTGCGTCCGCACTGAATTGGACAGTGCTTGACCGCCGGCTGCGGCGGTTACAACTTGGATGGTCATCTCAATTCATCCTCTGCTCCGCCCGAAGTCTTGTGAGCAGAAGTCCGCGCCGTTCGAGATGCAAGGAAGGCTCATCCTGCGTCTTTTCCAATTCAGCCCATTCTTCCGGGGTGAGCGGCGCCGCCTCGATGGTTTCTTGTGGCCGCGTGCGCGCCAGAAGCGTGCGCCGGCAGAGAGTCATCAGATCGGCCAGCGCCGCAGTCATCCCGTCAGGCGTTCTTGGATAGGTCTCTTTCGACCACTCCTCGACGACCGCCTCTCGTTCCTGTGGCAAGAGCTCGAATGGCTCTAGGCACATCTCCGCCTTGCCAACAAGAGAGAGATCCTTCCAGGTGAAGGTTGGCATTAGACGTCATCCCGCCTGGGCGTGAATTTGAAAAGTTCGCTACGCAGTCGTTCGCGTTCCTTCAGCTCGGCGGGCGACAGAGTTCTGCCGCGCATCGCTTCGAGCTTTGCGATCAATGTGGATTCCTCGGTTTGCGAGTTCGGTAACCCCTCCAACGGCGCCTTCTCCGGCACGGCCTGCGCAACGTTCGCTGGTTTCGCCCGCTTCTGGAACTGGATCGCGTACCGTTCTACGGTCGCTTTCCATTCCTGCGCGCTGCGATACTGCTTGGTCGCCAGGTCTGCCAAACCCGCGTCATCGTAGGGCACTTTGAACTTGTCAAGGATCGACGCCGTGTCCGCCTCAACTTCCTCATTGGACCTGCCAGGATCCGCCGGGGAAGTCTGCTCGCGAGACGCAAGCTGATCCAGCATGATGTTGCGCGCAGCCTGTTTCGTGTCGCCCTTCGCCTCTTCCAGGTAGACCTTGATCTCTTCCAGGCTCTTACCCACATGGGCAAAGGCGCGATCTTTCTGACTTTGCGCTGTGCGCTCTACTTCTTGCCGAAGCTCAGCTCGGATCGCCTCAACGAGCTCCTGTTTTAGCGAACCTACGTCCAGGCTTGGGGCCGAAGGCGGCTGAACCTCTGAAACCTGCGAAAGCTGGGGCGTTGGCGGCGCCTTGGCCTCCGCAAGCTCCTGAGTGCTCTCCTGCTCGTTTGCCATGTTCCTTTGTGACCTCCTCGTCAGTATAGTGGAATTGTTTGTACTTGTCAATCCTGCAATAGCGATTGCAGTTGTTCAATGGATAGTCCCAGTTCTTTAGCAACGGTCTCAAGGCGCTGTAGCACAGCCTGCGGCAGCGGTTCCGTATCGCGCGCAAGGCGGTAAACCGCGCCACCGAGAAGCGTCTGCCATTCCTGGGCCGTGTAGTTCGGCTGCGCCGCCTGGACTGCACGCAGTTCGGCTTCGGACTTGTATTTCGGGTACCGGGCAGGGTCGTCTTCCAGGTAGGGCGCCAGGTCCGGGTTGCGGTACATGAAGTCCCGCCGCCAATTCCAGTACTGTTGCAGTTTGGGATGAGCCCGCAGAAAGTCCTTGCGTGCCTGGCCTTCCTGTAGTTGGAAGTAGTCATGCTGGAGCGGCCAAAGCGTGTCGTTGTAGTCCATCCGCTGCTCGCGGATGTCGTAGAAAACCTGCACGCGATTGGCGACTTCTGGACTGGTCAAAGGCGGTAGCCCGCCACGCACGGTCATCGATCCGGGTGGATCTCCGCCCATGAACTTCAACCAGACGCCCATGGTGTCTACGGGGACGTTCGCTGTAGATCTCGTCTCGGGATTGAGGAAGCCGTACACGAACTCCGGCCCCAATTGCGCCTTGACCTCATCGCGGTGGAGCTGCGGCAGGTTGTTCCATGCGTTCCACAGTTCATCGGCCAAGAACGTGCGCATGCGCTCGTCGGGCGAGTCATACAGTGCAAGCCGCGCCTCGTACTCCGGATGCTGGTCGTAGAACTGCTTCACGGCGTCGTCGTCGCCGTCTTCGTAGGCTTTCCATGCACCCTGGTACTCTACCGCCAGTTCCCGCATGCGCTCTTCGCCTGGCGGGTAGGCAGCGGCTGGGATGGCAAGCGTCGATCCCATGGCCGACACGCCGTATTCGATGGCCGCGCGGCGCTGCGCCTCTTCGAAAGCCTCTCCATTGCGCTCGATCATGGCCCGGCGCGCCTCGGTGGACGAGATGTCACCCGTGGCAGCCATGTTCGCCAGCATGCGGTCTACACGGTAGTCTTCCCACTGGTCGAATGCGGGTAGCCCAAGCGACTTGCGGATCGCCGCCCCGACGCTGTTCAGGCCTTCGCTGGGCGGAATACCCAGCAAGCCCTGGACGCCGGCCACAGTCCTTGAGAAAGGCAGGATTGGTCCGATGCGCTCCGGCTCGCCGCGCGCCAGGTTGTACGCCCACAGAAGGGGCGCATGCGGCGATGTGAAGAGTGACATGAAGTCGAAGCCGTTCAGCCGCCCCTCGGCATCGTCCTGGCGCGCTAGTACCATGGCGCGTTCCCACGCCGGGCCGGTGCGCGTAGTAAGGGCCAGGTTGTAATCCTGTTGCGTTATCTTGCCATCATTGACCAATTCCCGCAATACTCTTTCGGCTGCGCCCTGATCACGCATGGTCTGCGAGGCGAATTGTTCGAATGGCTGGTTCCAACTGTCGAAAGGCAGTACTGCACGCAACGGATCGACGAACACGCCATCGCCTAGCCAGTCGGGCAGGAACGGCAGCGGTATCTTGATGCGCCCACGCAGGCGTGTGGGTAGGCGTTCCTCGTTGGGGCCGTAAGCCGAGTCAAGGAAGCGGCGTGTTCGCAGGTAAGTGGATAGCATCGCTGGTCGGTCGAGAGAATGCAGTGCCCACTTCATCACCGACTGGGTGAACCAGAACTCGTAGGGGAAGATCGCGCCCAGCCAGGTGTTGTAGTTGAAGCGCCGTGAGTAGTTCAACAGCGCCGAGTCACGCACGTACTCGCCGAAGCGCGTGGAGGCGAAGCGTGCATCGGCCATCTTGCCCTTGAGGCCTTCGATGTTGGCGCGCAACATATTTTGCACGTCCGGCGTCATGTTTCCGAAGCGCAACGGTTTCTTGCGCGCCAAGACCTCTAAGGAGTCGGAAAGCGCATCGAACACCTCGCGCCCGCGCGTGTACCACAGTTCGTCCACACCGGTGCTCATGTACAACTGGCGCGGCACGACGGTGTGGAAATTGGGCAGCGCCGCATGCTGCGTGGTAGGTCCTGCGACCATGCCGGGCACGGGGCGCAATTTGTCGTCGATATCGGCCATCCGCGCCTTGATAGCATCGTGCGCCGCTTTCGGCGTGGCTGCATCCCAGAGACGCTTGTTGAGCACGTCGTATTCCGCATTCAGCGCCTCGGTAGCTTGTTGTGCGGCCTGTTGGTAGGGCGCGCCCGCTTGCGCATTGCCAGCCATCGCTGCCAGGCCGCGGTTCTCCTCGTCCCAAATCAGCGATAGACGGGCGGCGCGCCTCTGGTTCTCAGCGGCAAACGCCGCATAGCGCTCCTCTTTGGTCATGCCCTGCAACTGCTGATAGAACGCCCGTACCGCTTCTTTGTCGGCCTGGCGCATGTTGGCGACGGACGCCCGCCATTGCAGGTATGCACCGCGCTGTTCCGCCGGCAACATCGAGGCGACGGACTGGTCCATGCGCCCCATGTATTCCCCCTCTAGCTCGATCATCTTGCCGTAGCGCTGGTCGAGTTCAAGAACGATCTCTTCGGCCGTACGGCGCGGGGTCTCGCCCGCGATGAGTGCTTCCCAGTAGTTGTCCCACGCCTTAGACTTGAAGTTGAAGTAGTCCTTCCAGCCACGACGCCACTCGCGGAACGTGCCCGTAAGGGCGTCGGAGTTGGGCAGGTTGATGGCCTTGGCTCCGCGCGAGAAGCCTTCCAGACGCGCCTCGACGCGTGTCCATGTCCTTTCCCAGAACGAACCAGACTGCGCCCGTAGTTGTTGCCAGATCACCGAGGCCGCTTGGGGGTCAGTCGCCCTGCGGGCGAGCTCCGCCATCTCGGCGTTCTCGGAGATCGTCTTCTGCATGCCGCCCCAGAATTCGTCTGTGATGGCGGTCCAGATCTTGGGGTAAGCCCCGATCTTCTCTGTCTCGGTAAGCGCCTGCGCCTCGTCGATCATGTTCTGCACGGCGGCGTCCAGACGCTCGTCGAGGACCTGATTCATGCGTCCCACGAGGCTTTCTTTCGCCGTCAGAAGCGCATCCGGACCACGGGCGGCAGCCTCTAGCAGTTCAGCGCGAGCCACCTGCTCGAACTCATCGTCGATCACGTGCCATATCTTGGCCCCGCCCAACCTGTCTTCGGCTTGGGCTACGGCCTGACCCCAGTTGATATTGAGGTTGTCCGAGAAGAAGATCGCGTCCAGTTCCTTGTCGGAGAGTGCATCCTGCACCTTGCCGATGATAGCGGCGGTCTCGTCAGGCCCAAGAGACTCCAGGAGACGTGGGTCCCATGCCCTGATCTGGTCCTTGACGGTATCAACCCAGAAGTGGCGGTTACCGCGCAGGTAGCCCGTGGTGAATGACCGGAAGGAGGCGCTCTGCTCCATGTGCTGGGCAGCCTGGCCCATGCCAAAGCCCTTCTGGCCGCCTATCCACTCCGTGATGTTTTGTAGCCACGGGACTTTGCCTTTTTCGGCGTCTGCCAACAAGCGCATCCCGCGAGAGAGGGCGTCTTGTGTAAGTTCAGCGCCGAGTTCGCCCGCCATGCCTACGCCGGAGCGTAACCGGGCCGGTTCAATACCGATGCGCGTCCAGACCTTCGCCAACTCATCAGCGGGCGACATCCCGAAAGAACCGCGGGCGATCATCGTGGCGAAGTTGTTGAATGCGTTGCGGATCGGATAGGAAGGGTTGGTCTTGAGAAAGGCCAGCGTTTCGGCGGCCTTGATCGCATCCGTGAACTGAAGCAGTGGTCCCTTCGCCGACACACCGTAGGCGATGATGGCTTGCTGCGCCGCAACGTCCACCAACTTGTTCAGGAGTTCAGCACGGAAGCCCTCGGGCGAGTACAGGACCGTATCGCCAAAGACAGAACCCAGGCGCTGGATGACTTCCGGTCCCAATGCCTGATATCCGCCTTGCGCCAAGAGGGGCGCAAGGAGTTTCTGGGCATCGGGGAATTGCTGAAGCTTATCCGCAATCTGGTTCGTGATGGCCAGCGCCTCGCCGACTTTGATACGCTGCATGAGACTCGCCGGTGTCTCGCCCAGGAGTTGGGCAGCGAGGGTCAGCATGGGCTGCTCGAAGGAGGCCGTCTTCTGGTAGGCAATCAGCAGATCGTCGCCGTACGCCTTGAAGGCCTTCAGGACGCCCATCACCTGGCGTCCCTCGTAGGTCACAACCATGTGGCCGAACTCGCGTCCCATCGCACCATCCGTGGAGCGCGTGATCGCCCTGATGATCTCGATTGGGTCTTGCGACTTGGCTAGAACATATGAGCTAACGTTGTTCAATATCTGGACGACGAACTCTGACGCCCTGGCGCGCGGCGTCAGCTTGAATGGAGTCGCAAGGATATCAAGGGCCTTGGGGAGTTTCGTTTCGACGCCCGGAATGCCCCCCGTGACGCGCAGGAAGCGTTCTTCCCATGGACCAAGTTGCTTCGTCACTTGCGCCGTTTCCACCGCGCCCTCGAAGCGCGCCACCTCGGCGGTCGCCTCGGCGATCTTGGCTGCATCGCCGGCTTCTTCGGTCAATTTCAGTGCGGTCTGTGCTTCGTCCAGGCCGCGGGCGGCGAGTTCGGCCGCTTCCGGCACGGCCCGATTGAAGGCAAGATACTCGCGCGCGAGGCGAATTCTCTCGAAGGGCTTGAGTCGGGGAAGGATGTAATTCAGCGGGTCGCCGGCGATGTGGACGAAAGCATCGTAGAGCTGTGCCCGAAAGGCAAGTGCACCAATATCCTGGTAGTACTCCTCGCGGGTTTGGATGAGGGCATCGTGATAAGTCATGCCGCCGGCGACGAGTTGTGTGATCCGCTGGCGCGCGCCGACAAGCCCCGCAACGCCCGGTAGGTCTTGGGGAACTACAAGGCGCTTCCGTGTTCCAACGGGTCCTAGAACCTCTTGTCCGGGAACGTTAGCCTGTCGCAGAAGAGCCTCGACTTCAGGAGATGCGGGTTCAACACCCTCTTCCGTCCATTGCGGCAGGTTCATCATGTCGGCGGAAAGACCGCCGGCGTACCAAGCAGCGCCGAGGTTCTCGTAGAAGTCCCGCTCTGCGGGATTGGCGAATGCGGAGAGCGCCTGGGCGCCAAATCCCGCGAAACGTTCAAGGTTCTCGGCGCCTACATCCAGAACGCCAAGCGCCTTCCCCACCCAGCCCGTGCCGAGTTTATCCAAGATCCACGAACCGACCGGGTTCTCAGCGACGCCCTGAAGCGCATTCATAAGGTTGCGCTCGCTGCGCGTCAGTTTCTCGTAGCCCGGAATAGAAAGGGGGTTATTGGGATCGTGTTGCTGATATCCGCCAAAGCCCGCCCCTTGCGGCGGCGGTTCCATGCGAACAATGCCGCGGGGAGTGAGCGCCGCAAGGGCCGGTTCGGGTCCACGTCGGGGTTGTGCAACCCCGCGGGACACAAGCGGTCTGCTTCCGGGTTGCGGAGGTGCAGCGACAGGCGTCGGCTGTTGTGGTTGCGGTCTCTTTCTTGGCGGCGCAGGTGGCATTAGAATCTCCAGTTCACGAGGCCATACGCGCCGCCGAAGCCCGCGCCGCGGGTAACGCCGCCGGTGTTCTGGGGCACGTAGTCGTCCTGGTAGTATCCGCCCCCAGAACCTCCATCGCCGGTCACGGTTATGGTTATGTCCTCGGCACCCTCTTCGGGCGGCGGGGAGATCCACGGGCTACCTGGGCGTCCTGCCCCTGGTTCATATTGGAAAGGCTCTGTCCTTCTGGGGGGGACGACATTCCCAATGTAATCCACGCCGCCCCCAAGCGGCCTTGATCGTACCGGTCCACGCGTGACAACTCCCGTTGCGGATAGTGGTCCTCCGGGCTGTTTTACGCCGCCAACCTTCGGTACTTGCTGTAAACCAATGGTCGCTCCTGCCGTAATAGGTACACCATAATCTACCCCCCCGCCTAGAGGATTTACTCGCAGTTGCCTGGGCGCCGCCTGCGCACCAATGGAGGCCGCCGCGGATCCGGGCTGGACACCAATCCGCGCGGACGCGGCGCCGGGAACGGCAGTCGCGCCACCGCCGGTAAGATTCACGAGGGGAATCTGCGGTGTGGGCGGCCTAGTAATTCGTGGCGTCGGCGGTTGCTGCGGTTTCGGTTTCGGCCTGGGCTTCTGTCCCGCTCCTGGCATTGCGTCTCTCTCCAAAGTAGTTCTTTTCGAACATGTCCAGTAACTCGATCATGTCCAGTTCGGCTTCGACGATCATGATGTCCATCTCGCGCTCGGTCAACATCACGCAACCTCGGCAGTCTGCTCGCCTTCCATGGTGAGTCCGGTCTGCCCCTCACGCGTGGCCTGCGGGAACATCTCGGCTGGCGGCGCGCCACCCATGGCGGGGTTGAAGCCCTGCCCGCCAACTCCTTCCACTCCGGGCGGCGCGCCAGGCATGGGTTGCTGCTGTTGTGCCTGCTGCTGCGCCTGTTGCTGTTGCGCAGCTTGCGCTTGCTGCTGCGCCTGCTGTTGCACGGCCATCTGCATCTGCAAGTCATCTTGCTTGATGTACTTCTGTAGAAAGTATTCTTGCAGACGCTCGATCATGCGCGTACGGATAGCGCTCTGGGGATCGGTCAGGCCGATGTCCTGAAGCGCTTCCTCAACGGGGTAGTTGAGTTTGTCCACGGCGATTGCGGCGGCGTTGATGCGCTGCTGGCGATCTGTCGGCATATCCGGCTTGAGTTCGACCGAGATGTACAGGTTCTTGGGGTCAATGTCGTCGGGGGAGATGTCGTACATCTTGCCGAAGCCGCGCGAGTCGGTGTCGTAGGCCTTGACGGTCTCGCCCGAGAACTCAACCCACAAAAGCATCTGGGTGAGGATGTCACCGACGGCCAGTTCTGCCAGCTCCTTGTACGGCTTGAGTGTGCCCAGGGCGGTCAGCGTCGCCAGGTTCAGCGTAGCATAGGCGGTCTGGGCGGGGATCTCGCCGCCTTGCAGGATCGACGCCACGGTACTCTTCGAGAGCGCGGCCCTGATCTGTTCTGAAAGGCTGGCGATGCCCTGATCCAGCGCGGGCGGCTGCAACGGGGCGACATTCGTGTTTGGGCCGGTACGGAGCGGCTTGTTTACGTCGCCGTAATCGACTTCCGCGTCCTCGGCGCCGGGTCCCTGAATGTGCAGGCGGGGCGCCGACGCATAGGCGATGCCCTCGGAGAATAGCAAGGTCAGAAGAGAATTGAGGGTATCCCATTGCCCGGACTGCTTCACGGAATACAGAAGTGGGATACGTTGATGCTCCGGATCGCTTTCAAGCGTCGTGCCGCCAATTCTGCATACCCAAGGCATGAAGGACATCTCGTGCGGTTGCGACTCGATGAGTTGGATCACGTCCTTGGCGTCGGGAGGGGCTGCAACCGGATCACTGGTCGCAACGCACCACACGGCGCGCTCTTCAAGGTCGGTGTAGTCGTACACCGTGACGTAGCGGGCGTCGTCCTCGTCTCTCTTGGCCTTCACCTCTTTGGCGAGGTCGCCCCACGAATCGATCACCTCGTCGATGGGCACAACGGAGTTGTAAAGCACGGCCTCGGGCATGAGGTCCGAATAGCGGGTATGCACGTGGCGCGGGTTGTACATGATGACCGCATACGGCCCGAAGCGCTCGGCGATGCGGGCACGGGCCGCGGACAGCGAACCCTGCTTCTTTTGGTGCGGCAGGAACATGACGCGGGCGCAGATCTCGTCGTAGCGCAGTGAACTCATGACGACATCGCGGATGATGGACGCCCTGCGCCGACGGGAAGCGTTGTACAAATGCCACTTCAAGGCGCGCTCGATGCGGTTGGCCTGCGCCTTCCCCTGGTCGTCCTCGGTCAACGGCTGGAGCTTGACGCCCGGATCGAGCGTCGCCAGCACACGCGTGCCGGCCCGGATCACGTCGTGCGGATCGGTGGATACAACCTTGTGGATGTAGTCGATGCCGCTGAGTGGGTAGGGCAAGGACCACTGAGATTTGAACATCTCGTCGCACTTGGCGAAGAGGCGGTCCCGGTTGACATCCGCATCGATCATGTTCTGGGCGATCTTCTTGACTTTGGCGAAAGTGGGCATTATTTTCTCCCCAACGCGGCGTACGGATTGCTATGCGTCCGCTCTTCGTACCATGGCTGCGGCAACGTGCTGCGTTTGCGCGGCGGCGCAAGCGAATCCTGGGACACCGCGAGCGCGTAGTAAACTGCGTCCAGTGTATCATCATGTTCCCCGAGAGGCCATAGTGTCCACTCGGAGATGAAGTGCTTGATGAACTCGTTGGCAGCATCCGAAATCCAAGCACGGTTGTACTCGAACAACGGCGCCATCTGCTTCTCGAAGCGCTCGCCCTTGCTCTTGCGGCCCGTGTGACAGGCCAGGATGGGCAGTTTTGTGTTGCGCAGGAGAAGGGAGTAGAATTCCTCACCCTTGCCGATAGCCTCGACGCCGATCAAGTAGAGAGTCGGATAGGCGGCGGCAATGGCCTGCACCTTGGTCTCAGCCTCACCCTGGGAAAGATGTCCACGGAAGCCGTCTACGAGAACTGCGCCGCCGCCAGGCAAGATGCGGCATACGGACAGGGCGAAGTAGTCACGCTTGCTGTCCCTTAGCTTGTCGATGGTCGAGGCGTAGTCCACGCCCATGACAATCGGCCACGACGGGTCGATCTTGTCCGCCGGGTAGTAGTGCAGCCACTCGTGCTTGAGATGGATGCCGCGCGCAGCCTCCAGATCGAGCAGGAACATGCGAGCGAACTCGACGGCGCCCGCCAGCTTGCGATGGCGCTCGATCTCCTCTTCGGGGAACTTGTCGGGCCACGTCGGCACGCCGGGGGCAGCGTACACCGGCGTCCTAGTGCAGTCGAAGAGGCCCGTGGCCTTGATGTAGGAAATCGTATCATTCATCGTCCAGGGAGTTCCAATGACGACGGTCTTGGTCTTCCCAGGTACAATGGTCTCAAAGATCGTGCCGGTCAGGATCTTATCGGTCCTGGCCCGCTCGCGCGGCGAGGACGTGTTCTCTTCGTTGTCCACGTCGTCCATCACGAGCACGCCGTCGGGGTGCTTGCCGATGATGGCGCCACTGGTGTAGCCCAGTCCGATCAGCGTCGGGTCTTTGCGATCCGAGTTCATGCGCCGCCAGTCGGCATACTCGATGTCGGTCCGCTTGACCTCGTAGCCCATGGCGCCCCAACCACGCTCCTTGTCCGGTATAACATTGGGGAAGCACAACTTGAAGCCGGAATTGTTCTCGATGATGTCTGCGATCAACGCGGCGTTATCCTGGGCGATCTGGTCTCCAACCTGGATGAGTAGATTGGCTTTGTGCGGCTCCAGGCCAATGCGATAAGCCAGATACGTGTTGACAACCGTCGTTTTCGTGGAACCACGGAACGCCTCGATAAGGACGCTCAGCGCCCGGTTTATCTGCTCCACCCACGCCTCGGCATGACGCGGCATCGGCTTGTTGTGGACCAGAACATAGAAGATACGAAACCCAAGCGGAGTATCCGAACGCGCGACTTGTGCTAGCTCCTCGGTATTGACAGTCTTCTCTACCACGGATCATTTCCTCCCTTTCGTTTTTCCCTTGCGTTTGCGATTGCGGTCACGCTTGAACTCCGCCGCCGTGTGCGTTGCGCCCGTCGTCACGTTCTTGGCCTCGATGACCTGGCCGTTCTTGAACGCCAGCCGCACCTTCTTGCCCTTCTTGGTCTTCTTTACCCTGTAGCGAACGTTCTTACCGAGTGGCACGTTTCTTCTCCAGTGCGCGGCGCGCTTTCTTGAGGTTCTTGAGGCGCTGTGCTTCCATGGCTTTCCGTTGACTCTCCTTTTCGGCCTTCAGTTCGCGCAGGCGAGCCATGCGCGCTTGCATCTCGGCAATGCGACGGGCTTCGTCCCGGTCCCGTTGCTCTTGGCTCCACCCGACGCGGCGGGGAAGTTCGTTGCGTTATTCGTGACCGCAATTCGAGCGTAACCACTGCCAGTCAACTCCGTTCCGCCGCCGACATCTGAAGGCCCTACACTGTACAATCCAAAGTACACCGTGGCCGGAGCCGCATAGGCCGCATTGCCCAGAACATGGTCGAGCAATTCGTTCTCCAGAAAGTCAGACTTTGAGCCTGCCATGATTTACTCCTAGATGAGCCAGTCAACTTCCAGACTCAATGGACCAGCGTACACAGCAAACACCCAGTCGTCATGCCAACGATACCGCTCTACTTCCCAACGCCGCCACTTCTCGATCTCGCAAACCGCCGACATAAGTAGCGGCCCAATGCGCACACGCACACCGAACTCACGCGGATACAACGCAATCGCTATCCCCGACGCTAGCAACTGCCCAAGAAGATCGGGACCCTTACCCTCGTCCACGTTCATAACCGCGCCGCCTGGTCAATGTCAACCTTCGCCTGCTGCAAATACGCCCTCAACTTCGCCAACTCTCTGTCCCCATCCTTCCAGCGACCTACATTCGCCAACGCCGCATCAAATTGCTCCACCGCACGCGACGCAACCCCGAGGGCATGGGTCTTCTTCGCCAACCGATCTGCGAAATGGCGCATCTTCTGCTCTGCCTCCCCCAACGCCTGCTCACGCGCCATCGCAATCTGCATCCAGTCTACATGCACCTCAACCCGAATCTCCTTCAACGGACGCCCACGACCACGCTTTTCTTCCGCTACAACGGTCATTCGACGCTCCTGTGCGATTTTCGCCCACATCGCGGACGAGAAATTCCCGCTACCCACGCCGCCCACCCGCTAACACGAGGACGGCGAAGACGAACGAGTACCAAATCGGCGACGTCGCTAACACGAATGCGAACATGGGACTATTTTGCACCTTGTAATGACAACGCTAGCGGGCAACGTCTGGCGACAACGGTAACAACGCTTGGTTCCCGTATCCTGAGGCATGCAAGAATTATATCACGAGGGGTGGACTTTTTCAATGGGGTGCTAGTTTAGCGCGGGTGGGACCCAACAACAACAGAAACACAACAACAGCCCACGTGGTACCACCCCCCCCCACCCCATCGTCCACATCGCATCATCGCCAGCCGCCATCGTCACGCCCGCCATCCGTTCGCCTGCGCCTGGTACCAAAGTACTATTGCACCCATGCTGCAACTGTGCTACTATCGTAGCTGATCCACTCTCCTCCGGCAGGCGCCCGCAGCGACCCCCCTTCGTTTGCGGGCGCCACGCTTGCTAGCGCCTATTCGCTAGCATGTCGGCGAGTGCAGCCACAGCCTCGGCCGAGAGTGTCACCTGCACGCTAGCTGCCGCCTGGCGTTCGGCTGCCGGGACCGGCGCCATGTCGGATAACTCCAGCGCCAGCTTGGCGGCGCTTGTCGCATCCCGCGGCTTGTCCATCGCGTTCGCCAGCGCGCTGCGTGCAAACTCCGCTGCAATCTCGCCTACCGCTGCCGATGCCGTCGTGATGTGCTGTCCAACTTCCTCGGCTACTACACGGACGAGCGCATCACGTGAGGCGCGAGCGGCTAGCATGCGGCGCATCTCGTCACGTTCGCGCCGTTCCGCGGCGAGGACCCGCCGGCGTTCCACCAATTCCTGAGAGCGGGCGGGGTCGAGAGCTGTAGATGGGCGCACACCGGGCAGGAATTGACCAGTACGCGGGTTCTTCAGGCTACCATTCGACAGCACGATGGGCTGCAATGCGGTTTGCGTGTTGTCGGCGGGCATGTCGGCCATGATTGCATTATATCACGTACGCCATGCGCTTACAATAGCCAGGCGCCACGCGACGGTGTGCACAACACGCCTGCGGCGTTCCCCCCTTCCCCCCATGCTGCATTGCTTCTCTTCTGCATTCTGCGCTTCTTCATCACGGCCGGGCGCCCCGCTAAG